ATATGAACCTCTACCACCTGAACTATCGGATGTCGCTTCATTTATTTTACCTTTTCTATTGTCTTTCATAATAAAAATTCTTATATATAAATATCAAACAATATTAAAATGGAAGAACAAAAGTTATTTGGGAAATTATTCAACACAATACCTTTACACGATGAAAATCATTTGGAGACTATACTTGTCACCATGAATAAAGAAACCTCGATGTTTCTTATTATTGAGGCGATAAAATTTTCTCATAGAAACGGAGTGTTCTCAATCGGAGAAACTGAAGTTATTTCAAAGGCAATTAGAGTTATGACAAAGGAAGAACCTAAATCAACTGAAGATTAATTAGAATAAAATATTTAACACATATTTAAATAAACCGCAATCCCAAATTCGTTCATAACCCAATTCAGAGGTCAATTCTTTTTCAGTTTTATTAAAATCTAAATTTGGAAATCTTTTTTTCAAATTGTTTTTACCAAATCCAAATTTGTGAAATCTTTTATATCTATTAACTTTAGAATTATAATAATAGTATGTTGGTTTTGTCACGGATTCCAAATTAAAACCTAAGTTAGTATAAAAATTATTTAAAGGGTCTAAAGTCCATCTTCTATCGGCAAAACTAATAATTGATTTTGGTTTAAATTCAGTTATAAATTTTTTTAGAAATTTAGAACCCAATCCTCTGATTATATAATCAGATTTTGTCGAATACCTACTTAATTCAAATTCACCATTATTATTTTTAGTCATATTTCTACTTGAATTGAATGTCATTACACCAACCAGTTCATCCCCATAATAAGCACCGTATGATATTTTTGATTTATCTGGACCTTGTATGTGGTATTTCTTTAAAAAGAAATTTTTATCTTCAGTACTGATTTCTTTAATTACTAAATTTCTACCACCAATTTTAATCCCATCATTAACCTTTAGAATATGTTTTAATTTAGTTTTAACTAAGTCTTTATTGGTCATCCACTCGTCCTCAAATATATGGATTAATTTATAACCATTTTGATGACATTCAATTGTTTTATTTAAATGGTAATTTATATTTTTCCCCATAACTTCAGTATGATAATAAAGACCGTTGTATTCGATACAAACTTTAATGTCTTCTATAATTAAGTCTATTTCTTTACCATCTAAAAGTTTTCTATTTTTACCCTTAACAACATTAAATCCTAATGATTCTACAAATTCTTTAATCTCTGTTTCTCCTTTTGATGTCCAAGTTGGAGTTGACACTAAGTTTATTTTTTTCATATTATCACTTAGTTTATCTGAGGTCGAGTTTGAAATTATTTTAGAATTTGGAAATTTTAATTTATATTCCTCAACTGAAATATTGTGTTTTGATTTTAAGTGTTGATTGTTGATTGATTTCATTTTTTCTCCACATATAATACAACTAACGTGATTCTTCTTTTTAAGAAGTTCTATTTTGTTTAAATACTTTGAATGGTATTTAACATCTTCTGGAAACTTTTCTAAGTATTCATCTAAGTCAATATTGTGAATAATAATGTGTTGTTCAAAACATCCTGATTTATTTTCAATATCGGTAGTAGTCCAATCACATAATCCACATTTTCTAACCTTACTTTTTTCGATTTTAATTATTTCAAAATATTCTTCAAACCATTTTTTATTATTTAATTTTTCATATTTTTTTCTTTGATAATTATTTTCAGGTATCCAAACATCTCCGTAGTTTTCTATTATATGTTTAGTTAATTTACCTGATAAATTATTGGGGTCTTTAATCACAATATTTGTTTTTTTACATTTAGCAACTAAATCAAACTCATTATCACATTTATATAAATTAACTTTTGATGACTCTATTAAAGAACTATCACCTATTTTTATTTGTCCTCCTTTATTATTTAAAATAACATTATTATCTATTAAAATCTGACGAATTTTTTTATGTCCGACTTTATATTTTTCGGCTAATTTATGGGTACTAGGCATTGTAGTATTATATAATTCTATAATATTTACAATATCTTCTTTGGTCAAAATAGTTTTCATATATTATTAAATATAAAAATAATCCGTTTATTTTTAAACCATTCTAAAATAAAAAAGGTCAGATTTCTCTGACCTTTTTGTTATTTTATTTAAGATTTGATTATCTCAATTCTCTTAAATCAAATGTACGAACTCCATCAACAGTGATACGAGCGTAGAAACGGTTGTTTACCATCTTTTTCGCGTATCTTGTCATAATACCTTTAATAGGTGTGAAGTTAAATGGATTATACATTGTAGGCGTTAATTGTAAAGGTACGTACGGTGCGTAGATGTAACCTGTATCAAGTAACGATGTACCTTTATGTCCAATCAAAATTTGATTTGGTGGGAAATAAGGGTCACGGTACACTTGGTAACGTCCTGCTAAAGTACCTACTCTTTCGATACCCATGTTGTATTGGTCTTGCTCCGGTGAAGCGTTAGATACGTGGAAGTATTCTAAATCATCAAAGATAGCAGAAATCTCACTTGATACAACAATCCAGTTGGCTCCACCACGAAGAGTTGACTTGTGAATTTGAGCAGATAATTGGTTGATAGTTGTAATCAAAGTTTGATTCCAATCTTTTTGAGTGTAAGATGTAGTTTGTTTAATTCTTCTCCATCCGTTATAATCCCAACGTAAGTTCCAAGCCGCACCTTTACGTAAGTCACGTAAAATTTCACGGTCGATTTCTGCCGCAACTTGTTCAGACAATAAAGCTGTTAATTCAGCCTCAGCATCGATGTTATGGAACGCCGCAACGTCTTGAGCAAGTTCTGGTGACCATTGAGCTCTTAATTTTCTTTCAGTTACAGAAACTGTTACAGAATCAAGTTCAAAAGAAACCTCACCGATTTTGTCTTCGAATTCTAATTCTTCATAACGTTTATAAACCGCAGTAAATCCACCTTCAACAACTTCAGCGGCCATAGTAACTCCTGTGTAACCATCTAAAGATGTTGCGTCACACTCAGCACATACTGGACAAGAAAGGTCAACTTCTAAATAGATACAACCTGTTTCATCACAAATATTATTGAACGAACCTCCATTTCCAGCCGGATTAGGACCATCAGCTGCCGGGAAACTAGTTTGAACAGTATTACCATATTTTACAATACCTTTACCATATTGTTGTGTTACTACACGGAACAATAATGAGTTTGGTTTTGCATCAGTACCTAATACATTACCACATGAACCTGTTGTTACGATAAGACCCTCGATATCAGTCGCGTAAATACGTAAATCAGATAAGAAAGATTCAGTATCCATTTCGTTACCATCAGGACCAATTAATTTACCAGCACCTGAGCTAGCGAAATCACATAATGAAATGATAACTTTTCTAACACCAACTTGATTATTTAAAAGAGTACCATCTCCAACAAGACTCAAATTTCTTAATTCACCATTATCCCATAGCTGAATAATTGTTGAAGCGGTAACCGCTGAAAAACGACCTTTAGAATAATCAAATAATCCTGGAGGGTCTAACTCAGCCTCGTTTCCTTCATAGAATAAATCATAAAGATTTTTCTTGAATGTTCCTGCTCCTGTGTAACCTTGACTAGGGTTATTTTGAGCCGGACTCGCTGCGTAAGCTCCCGGTGAACCTACTGGTGAGTAATGTTCGTTTGGAGTAACTCCATCAACATAACCTTGAATCTTAGGTACGAAGTAGAATAATTTACCGATTGGTAAGTTCATCGCTTGTACTGATACTAAGTCATTCGCTAATAATTTAGAGAATACACGTCTAACGATAGGGAATACAACTGTTTCAAACGCTCCGTTTGAACCTTCACCTGTCGCTTCGTTAATCAAATGTGATGCTTGGTTTTCATATAACTGTGCAACATTTTCTTTTAGGTGGCCTTTAAGACCTTCAAGGAATCCTAATTTATCCCATTTTGTAATTGTATCTTCTTTGATAACTTTAAGGTGTTTTAAACCGATGTTACCAACAAGACCTGATTCTAATAATGCTCCCATTTTTTGTTTGTTTTTTTTTATTTATTTTTTATTTTATTTTTGCCATTAAATCTTTCATTCTCAAAAACTGAGGGTTCTCATATGTTTTTGATTCGATTAAATTAACAGACGAACCTGTAGCTTGTGATTTTTCAATAACTCTCTCAACTGACTCGTTAACATTAGATTTACCTTTAGATGTTGTTACTGATAACTCATCTTTAATGGTCTGATATAAATTTTTAGATTCTTTAATAGTTTCAACACCATCAAATCTTCTTAAAATATTAATCTTCTCTTGTTTTGATGTTGAATGTTCTGTAAACAATCTTGTCGCGTAAGCTAAGTTTGAATTGAAAACCGCAACCTCGTTAAGTTTATTTCTGAAAACATTAAGTGCTTTTCTGTACTCTTCGTTCTTTTCTCTAAGTAACTCAACTTCTTTGAAATCAAAGTTTTCTTTGATAGCAGTGTTTGCTTTTGAATGTGCTTTTGGTTTTGGTAAACCACCTTTTCTAAAGTTAGAACCATTTCCTAAAGTACGAGCCGCCTCTTTTGTTTCCATTTTTTTCGCTCCTTTTTTAACAGGTTTCATTTTGCCGTCCATGTTTTCACCTTCTTTGTATTCAAATTTTGCTTTACCAGTACCAACTGATTTAGGACCTTGTTTCATTTTTTCTTTAAATCCTCCAGCCATGTTAGGTTTTGCATTATATTTGAATTTTGGTGAACCCATTCCAACGCCTTTTGCTTTTATTTTCATTTTTTTGGACTCCATAAGAGATTCATCTTCCTCAAAGAATTCTTCCTCTTCTTCTTCCTCGTCTTCAGAACCGAAGTCGATTTCGTACATGATTTCATCTTCTTCCTCTTCTTCAAAATCGGCATCTCCCATAAGGTCAGATTCCTCATCCATTTCTAATTCATAAAGATTTTCATCATCTCCGAATATATCAGAAGAAATATCTTCCATCTCATCGGCAGAAATTTGTTCGTCCATTTCCATTTCCATGTCTTCTTCTTCGTCCATTTCCATTTCCATGTCTTCTTCTTCGTCCATTTCTTCAACCCCTTCACCAACAATCATATATTCTTTGTCAGCATCTTTAATGTTAATATTACCTGATTCATCCTTTGTTACAACGATATTATCATCAGGACCCATTAATTTAAAAACACGAAGAACTTCTTCATCTGATTTGTTAGTTAAATCGATTGCATCTTCTTCGTCTTCCATGTCTTCTTCTTCCTCTTCTTCATCTTCATCTTCCATGTCGTCACCTTCGGTGTCACCCATGTCCATTGTTGCGATGTCTCCAGCTCCTAATTCAGAGTCTTCCATGTCAACGTTTTCTTCATCTTCAACCTCTTCTTCTTCTTGTTCAGAAAGAGATTCTTTTACCAATTCTTTGATTTCTTCCTTCATTGTTGAAGCAAGTATTCCTTTTGCGTTTTCAGCTACCGCCTCTTCAAGATTTTTCATCTGAATGATAGCTTCTTCTACGATTGATTTTTCTTTTGCCATTACTTTTTGTTTGGTTTTATTTGTATATAAATATATCCAATTGTTAAAAAGTTTTTATTTTAACACTTGATGAATATAAATATTTTAATTAAAGGTCTAATTTTCCTTGACCTATTGATTCTAATTTCTTTTTTTCTTTCTGAATAAGTTTCTCTAACGCTTCTTTTTTAAACTCCAAATCTTTAAGTTTTCTCATGTTAACTTTAAATAAATCTTTAACATAATCTTTTTTGGTTTGTTTATTTTTAGATTGTTTTCTTTTTTTGTATTGAGTATTAAACTCGATATTTGTTAATAAATACGGTTCGTAAAATGCTACAGAAGTTGTTGATTTAGCAACTATATATGATTTATTATTGGCAAACAATATATATTTTTGAGTGTTAAAGTTTATGAAAAATATAATATCCACATTTTTTTCGGAATATTTGGAAGGGTTATAATATGTTTTTAATTGGAAATAAGTTTCGGCGTTTTCCTCATCTATATAGCTTTTAATTTCCTCAAAAGGTTTTACTTGGATGTGAAATATGTTACCTCCAACCTCAACAGATAAATCCATACCTTTTAAAGTATCTCTTAAATCTCCAGAACAAAATCTTTTCACTATCGCTCTATCACCAAAATATTTTTTTAATACATCGATTGCGAATATTTCATTTCTATTACCGGATTCAATTGTAACCCTATTAAGTTCAACTAATTCATCAGTGTAATCACCATTAAATAGTTCTTTTTTATTATTCTCAATAAAATCTATTAAACTACTTGATGTTAATTCCTGTCCAGGATTTTTTTCTAAAAAAATTTGTTTTATTCTGTCTCTGACTTTTGTGTTTGTGTCAAATCTATTTAATATTGACCATTCGTCTTCTCCCGCTAAATGTGGGTAAGCTCTAATAACTCCTTCTCCGGTTTCACAGTTATTATCAGGATTTTGAATTGACCCCCAAAATCCTAAAGGTTTGTATACATCTTTAAGACATTTTCTAATATGTGTTGCAATAGGGTCTTCTTCCTTTTTTTTCCAAGATTCTTCTATTACTTTAAATTGTTTTTCAGATAGAAAATATTTCATATTAATATAAATATGTTAAAAACAAAAAAGGAGAAATTTTATTTTCTCCTTTTAGATTTTATATGTTCTCAATATCTTGAGATGTTTCAGTTTCTCCTCCTCCTGATGGTTTTTCAGTGGTTGTTGATTGTTGAGGTTCAGGGGGTTTGGCGGCTCCATAATTTACTTGATATGCCGATACGTTATCGCAAGCGGTTTTTAAATCGTTGGATAATTTTAAAATGTTATTTATTGTTGTTTGAAATTCTGTTTGTTCTTCCCCATATCCCGCTCCGTACGCATCGGGGTTTGTTAGTTTTTGAGACATCTCATACATTGCCTTATATCCTGAATTAACTGAATTTGCCAAATCAGAACATCTTGATTTAAACGCGGTTAAATCTTGTTCTAATCCTGCCGATTTTTGTTTTGCATTACCTCCAGTTGTTGAGAAAGCACTTTTCACATTTTGAGCTCCTGTTTTAAGTCTTTGACCAAAACCTTTAACTCCCGCCTTTATACCTGAAAGAACATTTTGTTCATTTATTAATTCTTTTCTTGTTTGGTGCATTTCAAGAATTCTTTGTTTTTCTTCCTCACCAATATTGTTGTACATATTTTTCATATTTGTATTTTATATTATAAATATGCTGAAAATAAAAAAGGAGGGATTTATTTCCCTCCTTTTAAAACTATTGAAAATTTTGATTATTCTATCACTTCATCAATTTTGCTTTCAACAATCGCAGTGATTCTCCAATCTTGGGTGTATGCTTCAAAAATCTTTGTAACTTTCGCTTCAACATCTGTCGGGGAGTATCCTCTGACCAATTTTTCTTCTTTTTGTTTTTTTACTTTTCCTGACTCGGCATCTACCATATCGATGGTTATTTTTGCCACAAAATACTTTTCATCCATTTCGTTCATAATTATTTGGTGTTAATATCCCAAATAATCGTTTAATTTTTTCATTAAGTCAATACTTTTGTCGTTAACCCCCAAAGATTTTGTATCTCTCATTTTCTTTTCTTCTTCAATATTCTCTTCAAAGTTATTTCTTTCTTCAGGATTTGTGAAAAGATATGCCCCCGGTGTTGATGGAGAAGATACGAGGTCAAAACAAATTAATTCAAAATCATCTTGAACTTCATTTTGTTCTCCAACTTTTTTAAGCGAACCAACTCCTCTTGAGGAAATTCCTAGTGTAACTCCTTGTCTTAAATAGTTTGCCGCCATATCTCCTTTTGTTGATACAATTCCTCTTTCGTGAAATCCTGGTGATGTTAACAATTTAAGTTTTCCCATTAGAATAGGTCCATCCCACCAAACCTCGGTTATGATATGAGATACTCTATCCAAATCAATTAACGATGATTCAGGGTGATTTAATTCAGAAAGAGAAGTTCCCTTCTCAATCATCTTTTTATAATTTTGAGCCTCTCTTTTTAAAATGTTTTCAGGATAAATTCTACCATTTCTATTTGGCGTATTGTATTTCTGTAATACGGCATAAAACTCAAATGGTTTTGAATGGTCTAACATATTTTTAGACTCTTTAATAACATCAAGGTTTCTCGTATCTGTTGGTGAAATAAACCCAGCATCTTCCTCAATAAGGATTCCCTTACCTGATTGGCCGGGTTTTAAAATCTTTAATTCCATAAGTTTTTTTAATATAAATATTAAAGTTTATCGGTTTGTGCGATTTTTTCTTTTGGTTGTTTTTTTAAACTAAAGGTAAAATATTCATTCTTGCTAAAAATATGTGTTGAAATTTCTTTTGAAATTGTTTTCATATAAGATTTTAATTTCTCTGATTTAAAATCCATTTCTTCTTTTAGGTAAAAATTTATCTCCAAATTTAAAAATGATTTTTTTGCAGCTACAATTCCGCTAGCCCTTAAATCTAAATCAACAATAAAATTTTCTTTAACCATATTGTTATCTAATGTTTCATAAATTAAATGTTTAATTTCTCTACTCATATTTAAAACGACCCTTGACCAATTTAGAGAATGTTTAATGGGTAAAACCCAAGTTTGTATGTTTAGATATACTGATTTAAAGTCAACCGAATCCACGGTACCATACACCGCTTTCATTTTTTTAAAACCCTGAATTTTACAGGTTTTTCCTTTTTTCATTATTTTTCATTTGTTAAAAAGTTTATTTTAAAAAAAATTAATCATAAATGACAGTAATGTCAAAAAAAATCATATATTCGCGATATTTGTATTATATGATTATTGTAAAATTGGATAAAAATATGTCGCTTGAAAAAGCGCTGAAGATTTACAAAAGTAAGATTATTAAGACAAGACAACAGTCTGAATTAAATGAGAGAAAAGAGTATACCAAAAAATCCGTAAAGGAAAGGGATACTCTAAAGAAAGCTATCTACGTTCAAAAAAAGTTTAAATCTAATTAAAGATTATCGTTTAAATTCTTTAACTTGAAATAAGTTAACTTGTTGTATTTCTCTGAAGAAACTTTTGTTAATGTTTCATCTATTCTTGATTGAACCGATTTATCGGATTCAGAGGATTTCATTTTCTCTAATCTGGTTAACAGACTTTCTTTTAAAAAGTTAAATTTTTGTTTTAACTCATTATCATCTTCCTTTAACAACTTAGATAATTCTTCTTTTTCAGATTCATTTAACCCTTCAATGTGGTTTGCAATTGTTTTATTTGCAACTTTAACCATTGTACTTATTGGAATATTAACGGGCTCTTCTTTTTTAATTGGTGTTTTCTTTAAAGATTCAACAACATTTTTTTTAGATTTAATGTTTGATTCAATGTTTAAAACATCAACATTAAAAATATTATCAATGTGTTCGTAAATATTTTCACATTTAACATCTGATAACCAAATGTTTAATTTTCTAATATCAGATTCTGTAATTCTATTTAAAGTATTTTCATAAATCTTAATGGATTCATTGATATAGTCATTTGCAATTGATTCATTTAATCCCTTATTAGAGTTTAATTCCTCGTACAAATAATACATCTTACTTAAATTTTTATTGTCAAGAACAATATAATTAAAAGTTTTAACTACGTCTTTGAATGTGTTGTTAGCATAAGACTCCAATAACACTTTTTCTATTTTTGATTTTATAATACCGAATTTCATTTTATATATTTTTCTATATAAATATTAATCTTTTAGAATATTTCTTAATTGTTTTTCAATTTCTCCTAATGAATTTCTTGCTTTGGATAAATCGATGTATGAATCTTCCCCTAACAAACCTTCAGATTCCAATAAAATATTTAAGTTATCTTTTTTAAATGATTCGGGTGTTACCGCTGCAGGTTCTTCAGCCGGTGGTGGAGGTGGCGGTGCTCCTCCTCCCATATCTCCTCCTCCCATATCTCCTCCTCCCGGAGGTGGTGGTGGAGTGGCACTTGATGACGTTGCTCCTGTTACTACTTTATATAATTTATCAACATTGTCAAAAATTCCGGTGTGAGTAATAATTGTTGGTGTTCCGGTTAATTCGGCACCAACAGCTTTTTCAATTCTTTGTTGTTGTAAATCAAGTTTAATTTCGTCATCAGAAAATCCAAGAATATGTTTTTTAGCCCAAGATACTGATGTAGGTGCAATACCTTCAATTGCGGTAACCGAATCTTTATATGCCAATATTTTTTCTTTCCAAACATCGATTTTAAGTAAATCCGCTTGTGAAGACGGATTTGTTAAAGTTAAAGTAAAATTACTTAACTCATCTTCAAATCCTAATAAGAATAAATGAATGATTGCGATTTTATTTAATTCAGCAATCATGGATTTTTGTATTTTATTAATTGTTCTCGCAAAACGAATATCTAACAATGATAAATCTTTACCAGCACCAACAGGTTCTTCAAAACCTAAAAACGCTTTTGGTACACGAAGGGCGGTTAATAATTTCTTTTGAATATATTCAATATCCGCAATTTCTCCTAAATTTTGAGCTCCCGCCAATGTTTCAATCGGACTTGGTGTTGCTGGGTCACGTACAGGAATAAAATAATCTTGGTCAACCGCCATCTGATTAAATCTCATATCAACGTTCCCTGTGTTTTTATCAACAACTTGGTCTCTTTTAAATTTATTTGCAACACGTTGTACGTATGCCTCAACATCTTTATCGTCCATATTTCCAACGAATACTTTAAACACACGTCTTTCAGGGGCTCTTGATGTTCTATATATCAACATAGCGTCTTCAGATAACAATAACTGTTTCCAAATACGTCTTGCCTTTTCTAACATTGAGGTACCATAAGGAAGTTTTCTATCGTCACCCAGTAATCTAAAATGTGCAATTTCCCAAGAATTGAATTCCATATCTTTGGTCTTCCATTTAAATCTTAAACCTTTATTTTCTTCGGGTTCTTCAATTCTAGATGTTTTTGCCGCCATACCTCTCTCCAAACGTTCAATTTCAATATTTGGTAGTTGCATACAACCAACAATTCCTTTTTCAGAATCTAATTTAAGATAAACAAAATTATCACCATATTTACAAGCGTTTCTTGTCCACATTGGTAGGTTAATATTAATATCTAAGACATTGTTAAAAAGGTCGGCTAATATTGATTTAATTCGTTTTGACTCAGAATAAATTTGTAACATATAACCATTTTGATTAACTGTTGTAGATTCTTCGGCGTAAATGTCTAATGCGGTCGAAATTTCGGGGGTGTACTCCATACTTTCGTAATCATAAAATGATGCCAATCTTGTCGGTTCATAATACACCGCTTGAGTATAAAGATTACCTTCAATTTTTGCCCATTGATTTGATAAATAAAATGTTTGCTGAGCCTGTAATTTCTCTCTTTCGTAATCTTGTTTAGATGTTGTTTTAAGTAACTGTTCTTTATCAAACTTATATGTTGGGTAATCCTGATTTAACAAAGCGTTAGGACCCATCGCCCTTTGTAACCTTTGCCAAACCGTTAAATTTTTTTCATTTTTATTATTTTCCATATTATAATAATTTTAATGTTATATCTACATAATTAAATAGTTGGGAATTTAATTATGGTACTAAACAATCAGGACAAGTCGCATAAATACTACCTCCATTCCAAGTTAATGTTGTAGGAGAACCTCCAACTGATATGACTTCGTAACAAACACCTCCTGTTGTTTTTACAACGTTACCAACAACAACTGATTGAGGTAAAGACATAACACCCAATAATTCTTGGGTTTCACAATCACGAATATTATAATTTCTAAATGTAGGTGTTTTAGTCGGGGTTGGGGTTACGGTTCTAGTTGGTGTTCTAGTTGGTGTTATTGTGTTAGTAGGTGTTATACTTGGTGTTACAGTTGGTGTTCTAGTTGGTGTTATTGTGTTAGTAGGTGTTATACTTGGTGTTACAGTTGGTGTTATACTTGGTGTTATTGTGTTAGTAGGAGTTATACTTGGTGTTACGGTTGGTGTTCTAGTTGGGGTGATTGTATTTGTAGGTGTTATGCTTGGTGTTACGGTTGGTGTTCTAGTTGGTGTTATTGTGTTAGTAGGAGTATTAGTTGGAGTTACTGTTGGGGTGATTGTATTTGTGGGGGTATTAGTAGGTGTATTAGTTGGTGTTGCGGTTGGTGTTGGAGTAGGACACGTTCCAAAACTAGAGTTAGTCATTACATCAACCTCAATATTTCCTTCCCATAAACTAGGTTTGGTGCCATCTGGCACCGGATAAGAGAATGTTGTAGTCAATGTCGATATTGGAGTACCACCACCCAAAGATGTGGAATATGTCCAATTTGTTCCATCAGTTGTCCAAACGTAACCAATTATTGTAACACCAACCATTACAATATAGTAAGGGTATCCTGAATAACTAAATGAAGGACTTGTTGTTGATTGATAAGATGTAAAAGTCCCACTTGGTCTGGTACTACCAAATTGGAAACAAATTACCGGTGCTGGTGTTGTAGTTGGCGTTATTGTGTTAGTAGGAGATATACTTGGTGTTACGGTATTAGTAGGTGTGATAGTATTTGTAGGAGTTATGGTATTAGTAGGAGTATTAGTAGGGGTTACAGTTCTAGTTGGAGTGACCGAATTAGTCGGAGTATTTGTAGGAGTAATAGTATTAGTAGGTGTGACTGAATTAGTAGGAGTATTAGTAGGGGTTATGGTATTAGTAGGAGTAATAGTATTTGTAGGTGTTATACTTGGTGTTACAGTATTAGTTGGTGTAATAGTATTTGTTGGGGTATTTGTAGGAGTAATAGTATTAGTTGGTGTAACCGAATTAGTAGGAGTAATTGTATTTGTTGGTGTTATACTTGGTGTAACGGTATTAGTAGGGGTTATGGTATTAGTAGGTGTAACCGAATTAGTAGGAGTAATTGTATT